TGGGCGGCGATGACAAGCTCCTGCCGTTCCTCATCGGTCAATGGACGGGATGAGCGCAAGCACTTGACAACGTAGGACGCACCATACACGGACAGCAGGCATGAAAGCCGCTGATGTCCGTCATAAACCTCACCGCCGGGTCCGATGGCGATAGTCTGAAATTGCCCGATGCGCTGCCAATATTCGATCAACCGCCGGGCATGGCTCTTGCTAATTGACTTCGGGTTGCGATCCCAGGGCTTCAGGTCGCCCAG